TACCTATCTTCCGTTCGGTATTCCGAACGTCGCACAGATGGGCAAGGCGAGGATTGTGCCAACCCGGTCTTCCGCGGAGACCATGGCGGACAAGAGGGATTTGTCGATGCTATCGTATTCGACTTGTATGGGCGAGAATGTAACATCTCTTCGCCAAATACTCAAACGGTACTCCTACTTAGGTAGAGTGCAGTTAAATTCCCTTGCTGCTACGGCTTCCGTACAGGGTTCCTCAGGAAATGGCTTCGTGCTGTTCCCTTGGGCTCCCGTAACACCTCAAAACGGAACAATCACCAATGCACTAGGGATTCAAACCCCGAAGTACATTAGTAACTACACAACCACTAGTGGAGCTAACTCGACTGTGATCACTCAGTACGCTGATACATACTCACAGTTTTACCCACTTTATTCATTCTTCAGAGGATCAATGAGATACAAGTTGGTCGTTGCTGTCAAAGGTGCTACTTACGATGATTCTTTACCCATTAACATCTACATTAACATTACTAACCCAGCCGTACCTGGTAATTTGGTTCCGAATATGGGCAGGACTCCCGCCGCTTCGGCTGGCGCGAGCACTAACCTTGGCACTGGTCCAATGCAGATCTTATTTGACATACCCGTCGTTACCTCGTCGGGCACTAAAGTAGGGTTTGCGTACCAACCAGAGCTAGGTTCTTACAAACTTGCTATTATTCCGGGATTTGAAGGGACTATTGAGTTCGAAGTACCATTCCATTGTACAGGACACATGGCCCCCACCAATTACGGCGCATTCGATCAAACTAGCGCTCGTTCTATCTTCTTTCCTTATCCTATCGTGACAGTCATTGGCTCCACCACACCTAGTGGCGCAGCAGTGCTTGCCGGCTCCAGCTTGGATCTTTACCGAGCTGTGGGCGACGATTTTTCCTTCGGCGGTCTTATTGGGTCACCACAGCATGCGTTGTGGCAATCCACCATCGACCCCATTTAGACCTTCTACGCACCGCGTAGTAAGCCATCTATTCTATTTCTTTCTCCACCTGTCGCAAAGCAATTCAGGTGCAGGCGTCTTCTGACGTTTATCTAGCAATCTCGTAAACCCGAGGACCGGAGCGCAAGCAGTCGGTTAAGCATATCACATTTTACGTAAAGTGGTGCTTTGGTCAAGGCGATTTTGTTTCTTTCTTTT